AAAATTTATCAGCAGTCAGATGCAGCTGCTTGTCACAAATGCTGCTGTTCTCATAATGCCCCTGAATGAAGCGGATAACTTCTTTGATGATACTGATATGATGACAACTCCTGTTTTTGCTTATGCACTTTATGGTCTGCTCCGTGGAAAAAGACAGGGACGTGAAATTGTTTATCACTTCTTTTCCAAAGAGGATGCAGCATGGTTTCTGGGGATTCTCGGGCTGGATATGACCGATGAAGCAGAAATTGCAAAAACAGTATTTCAGAATTCGGACAGTCAGCAAAATGATAATGAAGTATAAAAAGTTCAGGTGCAACCGAAACTGTTTCTGCTGTCCGTTTCCGGACTGCACCCTGCGGGGCGATGCCAGAATGACAGAGTTTGAAATTTTATGCATGACTATTGCACATCCGAATGAAAATCCCGAAACCATCCGTCAGCGGAGAAACAGTCAGTCCCTTGAACGATATTACCGGAAAAAAGCACAGAAATCAAAGGAGTGAAACTATGGCTTTACAGATGAAAAATACAGTTTTAATCCGGTGCAGCCGCTGCGGCATGACGGAACGGCATACCAGACCGGAACATTTCATTGCACACGGCTGGACGGCACAGAAACAAATTCCGCTCTGTCCGGAATGTGCATACGAAGAATTCAGAGTTTATTTCCATTTTCTGAAACGCTGTGAATCTGAACGGCTGGCAGCACTCCGGACTGAAAGGAAGTAATCCGGAATGTACAGAGATTTTTATGATACCGCTGCTGCTTATGGCAAATGCCGTGACAGTGCCGTGATTCAGGCGGTCAGTTTCGGAAATACTGAACCAATGCGGGAACTGTTCCGAAAAAACAGGCTTGCTGTTCCGGAAGACAGAATTCTGCTGGAAACGGCACATCAGCTCTGCTGCTGTAGTACATCCATTTCAGAACCGCTCCGGAAAAAATCAGAAAAATGGATAAGGAAAAGAGGAACATGAATGAAAGAACATACAAGAAGACTTTACGCTGCCGCATCAGTTCTGGGGCTTGTGGAACGTGGCAGCCTTGACGATAATTTTCATATTCTTGTACATCGGATGACAGGGAAATACCATGTCAGTGACCTGACAGAGACAGAAGCCGGAAAAGTAGAAGCTGAACTGAACAGAATGCTTGTCAGTCAGGGGCTTTATAAGCCGAAACAGCGTGAAGATATTCCGGATATGATGACAGGGAAACAGCAGGCAAAAGCATAGGCTATGGCTTATCAGCTGGCAGAACTGGACAGCAATACAAAGGCGGATGTGAAACAGAGGCTTGCTGGAGTTGTCCGGAAAACACTCGGCATTACTGCTCCGCCGGACAACCCTCTGAAATGGGTACGGAAAAATGATGGTATCCGGCTGATTGAAGCCCTGAAGAAAATTCTTGCTCATGCGAAAAAGAATAAGAAATAAAAATACTTGCCAATTTCCGAAAAGTATGGTATCATGAAAGAAAGAATTCATGATGCCGTACTTTTTTATTGAAAGGGGAAATTGCTTTGGAAATCGAAAAAATCACAAGTCTGGAACAGCTTACCGGAGAGCAGAAAGAACTTGCTGAAACCATCGGACTGGAGGCATATAAAAAATTAGTCGCCAATTATGCCGGCTGTCCTCTTTATATCAACAAACCGGAAAGAATCACCAAACAGATTCGTGATGCAGAAATCTGCCGAAAATTCAACGGCAGCAATTACAGACAGCTTGCCAAAGAATACCAGCTTTCTGTATCTGCTGTCAGAAAAATTATTCTTGTTGCAAATGAGAAAAATTCAGTCAAAAATTCCACTTCAAAATTATAATTTAATTTCAACTGGCTATATGCGGATATATCTGGTATCATAAAAGTGAAAACTTTTATGATACCGTTTTTTTATTCTGATTTCCGGAAGTGAGGACATGCAGCAGGATTTAATTTTCTATATCATTACAACCGTTTTTTCCATAATTTTAGGCATTATCGGATTTTTCCTCAAAAGAACGATGGACAGACTCGACCGGAATGAAACCAATGTACAGGAGCTCAAAGACATGCAGTACAGCTTATCTGACAAGTATGCCACCAAAGCAGAAGTCGCTGAAATCAAGGCGGCTATGCAGAAGCTTTCCGACAATGTGGACTACATCAAGGAACACACTACTAAAAATGAAGATTTCATCAGAGTCATGACAAGGCTCGAATCCAAAATAGATAATTACTATCAAAAGAATCAGGGGTGAATTTCGTGGAAAACAAGGAACTGAATGACAGAATCCGACAGAAGAAATTTTTCCGTAATAACGGCATTGTCCTGAAAGGCATCAATCTGCTCCGGACACAGTTTATCCGTCTGCCGGATTTGAAATATGCACTCGAACCGACTCTGACAGAGTCTGAATTTCTGGACAGCGTGAATTATCTGACCGAAGGCGGCTACATCAGAACACGACACACCAGTACAAAACAGGAAATTACGCTTGCTGATGCCGCTCCCGATGCACTCGAAGCCAAGGTCACACAGAAAGGCATTCAGATTATCGCCTGCATTCTGAAAGATGACTGTATTGAAGTCTGAGAGGTGCAGCCATGGGAAACAGAAAACATTCCAGAATTGACGGCTTTGCACCCGAACTTAAAGAAACTGTTGACGAAATGATTAAAACCGGCACGACTTACCGTGAAATCGTGGACTATATCAAAAGCCACGGCATCAGCATTTCTCTTTCCGCTGTCGGCAGCTATGCCAAAAATCTGATGACAACTGTCGCCGACCTGCGAATGACACAGGAAACTTTCCGGGCGATTACCGAAGAAACAGAACGCTATCCGGATTTGGACACGACCGAAGGCATTCTCCGTATCGCTGCAGCACGTCTCCTGAATGCTGTCGAACGGATGCCGGAAAGTGAAATCGGCAGCAAGGATATGGACATGTTAATCAGACATTCTTCTGCACTTGCCCGTGCTGTCGCCGCCAAGAAACGGGCTGATGTCCAGAATAAGGAAACTATCGAACTCGGAAAGGAACAGTTCCAGACGGCTCTGTTTGACCTCATGGCACAGGAAAATCCGGGACTGTACAGAGAATTCCGGAAGTTCATCAAGGAAAATCAGGAGAAATTATCATGAGCATTTATGTTTTGCAGGTGCGTTCCGGAAAGGAAGAAGCCGTCTGTAAAAGATTGCAGTCCGCCGGAATTTCCGCTTTCGTGCCGAGAAAAAAGATGTTTCTCCGCAGAGGCGGAATATGGCACGAAAAAATCCGGCTTATTTTTCCGCAGTATGTTTTTGTAAAGATGCAGAGAAGCCTTGAAAACTACAGGCTTATCCGGCATACAGAAGGCTTTGTCCGCTTTCTGGGAGACAATCTGCCGAGACCTGTTTCTAAAAAAGAAGAAGCATGGCTGCTCTGGCTTGAAAACGGTGGCTTTCCTCTGGGAGTTTCCAGAATCATGGATACCAGCGGCGGTGCAAAATTTGTTCTTGACGGTGCACTCCGGAATTGTCCGGATTCTGAATGCGAAATCGAATATCAGCCCCGTCAGAGACGTGCTGTCGTCCGTGTGGAACTCATTGGCAGAAAACACAGAATCACACTTCCGGTTCTGCCGGTCTGAAAAATCAGCATACTGATAAGCAGCAGGGTTGATGCGTCCCCTGTCCGGCGGGTATGTGCGTATCGGTAAACATTCAGATTTCAATCCGGAATCTGAATGGCGGAGCATACCCGTTTAACAGCGTTTAAATGCCGTTTAAATTCGTTTCAAAGAATTTTTTTGTAAAACAATACCCTGAAATCACCCCCCCGTCAGAACGGCTCTGACGGCTTTCTTTTTACATCCTGCCGAAAGGAGCGGAATCTTATCCATGAAAAACCTGAAACAGAAAAGCCTTGCCGCCCTGTCGGACGGGCTGAAACAGTATGAAAAAAATAATAAAAAAGCCGATTTTACAGACTTTAAACGCTTTTCTGAAAGCTTTTTAAATGAGCCTGATAAAAAACAGAGAAAGAAACTCGCTGAAGAATTCCGGAAACGTCACGGAGAACTCTATCAGTTTCTGAAGGAAAATCCGGAACTTGTTGCTGCGGAAACTGAAATTTCCAGAATGATTGCTGCTGCCGTCAGCGGCGAAACTCCGGAAGTCAGTCCCGAACAGCTTTCCAATCTGATGCAGATGATTGAAAAAAGTCTCGGAGGTGATGCCTCTTGATGTACCAGAAATTTTCTCCGAAACAGCTCCGTGCCATGTTCTGGTGGAACATGAAACAGGATTATGATGCTGTTGTCTGTGACGGCTCTGTCCGTTCCGGAAAGACACTCTGCATGACGATTGGTTTTGTTCTGTGGAGCTGTTCCCGGTTCAGCGGTCAGACTTTCGCATTCTGCGGAAAAACGATTGATTCCCTGATGAGAAATATTGTCGCACCCATGCAGAAATGGCTTGAAGGTATCGCTCAAATCAGTATCAACCAGAGCAGACATTATGCTGAAATTGAAGTTTACGGACGTGCAAACCGCTATTATTTTTTCGGCGGTAAAGATGAAAGCAGCTATCAGCTCATTCAGGGCATGACACTCGCCGGAGTTCTTTTTGATGAAGTCGCTCTGATGCCACGTTCCTTCGTGGAACAGGCTCTTGCAAGATGCAGCGTCAGCGGTTCAAAATTCTGGTTCAACTGCAATCCGGAATCCCCGATGCACTGGTTCTATCTGGAATGGATTTGCAAGCATGATGAAAAACATGCTCTGCATCTGCATTTCACAATGGATGACAATTATTCTCTGGAATCGTCCGTGAAAGAACGCTATGAAAGAATGTATTCCGGCGTGTTCTATGACCGATATATCAGGGGCTTATGGGTTCTGGCGGACGGTCTTGTCTATCCGATGTTCCGGCAATCTGTCCATGTTCACGAAATTTCGGAAAAACTGCCGAACGGCAGATTTTATATCTCTGTCGATTACGGAACTCTGAACCCGACTTCTATGGGGCTGTGGCTGCTGGCTGATAACGGAAACGCTTACCGAATCCGTGAAAGCTACTATGATGCCCGAAAACGGGGCATTCCCCGAACCGATGAAGAACATTACCGAGAACTTGTAAAACTTGCCGGAAATCTGATGCATCAGATTGAATGCGTTATCGTTGACCCGTCCGCAGCAAGCTTTATCGAATGCATCAGACGGCATGACGAATTTTTCGTCCGGAAAGCAAACAACAGCGTGCTTGACGGTATCCGGAATGTCGGAACGCTCCTGAAAACACAGAAGCTTCATTTTTCACCGGAATGCAAAGATATTATCCGTGAATTCGGTCTGTACTGCTGGGACGACAAGGCGGCAGAAGACAGGGTTATCAAAGAAAATGACCATGCTATGGACGATATGCGTTACTTTGTTCGTACTGTCATGAGGGAGGAACTTTATGAGAATCTTTGATTTTATTGCAAGACTTTTCAGCAAGTCGAAAACCGCTGAAAAGCCTGTTTCTCCGGAAATGCAGTCTGCTCTTGCAGTCTGGCTTTCCATGTATCAGCATCATGACAGCACGCTGCATCATAACAACAGTCTGGACTTGCCTGCTGCGATTTCTTCCGAATTCGCACGGCTTGTCATGGCGGAATCAGAAATTTCTGTGAGTTCGCCTTATCTGGATGAACAGTTTCAGAAATTTTTAAAACGCTTTCTTCTCAAAGCAGATTTGGCTTTTGCCCTCGGCTCGATGGCATTCAAGCCCTATGTTTCCGGAAAAAAAATTCTTGTCGATATGATTCGGGCGGACAAGTTCGCACCGACTGCATTCGACAGCTCCGGTGAGGCAACTGCCGCCGTGTTCCTGTCAAGAAAAGTTATCGGCAGAAATTATTATACCCGTCTCGAAACGCATACGTTTCACGCTGAAAATCAGACCTATACGGTAGAAAACAAGGCATATTTTTCACTTTCTCCGGATTCGCTCGGCACGGAATGCAGTCTGCAAAGCGTTTCCGGCTGGGAAAATTTACAGGAAATCCAGACCATCAAGAATATTGAAAAACCTCTGTTTGCTGTCTATCAGAATCCGGCAGCGAATACAATCGACCCTGATTCTCCTGTTGGTCTTTCTTGCTTCGCCCATGCCGGAGAACTCATTCAGGAAGCCAATGACCAGTGGGCTAGAATTCAGTGGGAATTCAAAGGCACGGAACTCGCAGTTGATGCCCGTCAGGATTTGTTCCGCCGTGATGAAACCGGAAATCGCCCTGACCTGCCTGTCGGCAATAAAAGACTGTTCCGGAAATATGCCATCAATCCGGAAGACAAGCTTTCCGATGCCTTGCAGACTTTCTCCCCGAATATCCGTGATGTCTCTTTGTTCAATGGTCTGAATCATATCTTACAGCGCATCGAATTCAATGTCGGTCTGGCTTACGGCACTCTGTCCAATCCGGCTGACATCGAAAAAACCGCCGAAGAAATCAGAAGTTCCAAACAAAGAAGCTATGTTCAGGTCAGCAAGATGCAGTCCGCCTTGCAGGAAACTTTTGAAAATCTTGTCTATGCCATGAGCGTTTACGCTTCACTGTATGAACTCGATTCTGCACAGAATCCGGAACTGTCCTGCACATGGGGCGATTCGGTTCTCGAAGATACAGATAAAGAATTTCAGAGACAGTTTCAGCTTGTTACAGGCGGAAATCTGAAACCGGAAAAGCTCCTTGCATGGTATTTCAATATCACGGAGCAGAAAGCAGTTTCAGAATATCTTCCGCAAAAATCTGACGATAACGGCTTGTTCAGCGGCGGTGCATGATGAGAAGGGACTATGAACCTGATGTGAGTCAGATTCTGGCTCTCTATCAGCAGCTGGAAGACGATATTCTTGCTTCCATGACAAAGCGTATGCTGAAAATGGGCTATGTTTCGGAATCGACAAAGTATCAGGCGGAAATTTTACAGTCTGCCGGTCTGCTCCGTGAGGATGTCGCTCAGATGATTGCCCAGAGAACGGATGCTTCTGTTCAGCAGGTCAAAGCCCTGTTTGAAGATGCCGGAGTCGAAACAGTCAGAATCGACAACGAAATCTACAGGGAAGCCGGTGTTCTGCCGATTGATATTCGTCAGGATGAAGGCATGAGAAATCTGCTCGAAGAAGGTTATCGCCGGACACTCGGCACGATGCAGAACCTTGTCGGCACAACAGCAGCACAGACAGAACAGCAGTTCATTTCCGCTTGTGACAGGGCATATATGCAGGTCAGTTCCGGTGCATTCAGCTATCAGGAAGCCATCATGACAGCTGTGAAATCGTTCGCTGATATTGGTGCAGAAGTCGTTTATCCGTCCGGTCATCGTGACAAGCTTGATGTCGCTGTCCGCCGTGCGGTTCTGACGGGTGTCGGTCAGGCGACTGCTGCCGTTTCTCTGAAACATGCCGATGAAGCAGGCTGTGACCTGATGGAACTGTCAGCACATTCCGGTGCAAGACCGGACCATGCAGAATGGCAGGGGCAGCTTGTCAGCAGAACCGGAAAAAACGCAGGCAGAACAATTGACGGTCTGCATGTCTATTCGCTCGACCAAATCGGCTACGGAACGGGCAGAGGCTTTAAAGGCTGGAACTGCCGGCATAACTGGTATCCGTATTATGAAGGCTTTTCCAAGCCGAACTACACGAAACAGCAGATTGCCGCACTCAATGCGAAAAATATTCCGTATAACGGGCAGATGTATTCTAAATATGAGATTTCTCAGATGCAGAGAGCGGCAGAACGGAAAATCCGGAAACTGAAACGCCGTCTGATTACCGCACAGGAGAGTGTTAAAAACGCTCCTGACAATGCGACAAGGGCAGCAGCACAGAATTACTATAACCGGAACGCTGTCAAGCTGAAAGATGCTGAAAAGCAGCTCCGTGACTTCTGCAATCAGACAGGGCAGTGGAATGACAAGTTCAGGACACAGGTCAGCGGATTCGGACAAAGTGAGGCACAGAAAGCTGTCTGGGCGAACAAAAAAGCACAACAAGGCAAAAATCCGCCGCCTGCTTCTCCGACTGCACCGTCTGTTCCGAAATCTCCAAAGCCGAAAAATCCGTCCGGCTCTGCCGCAAATTCCTTGACAAGTTCCAATAGAAGTGGTATAATAAATTCAAGTGATAACGGAATTCAATTTCATCAAATCACTGACGAATCAATTAAAAACATGAAACAACTTAATATCTTTAAGAATAATCAGTTGAATTTTTATCATCAAAAAGTAAGTCAGGATTTATTGCAAATTGCAAGATATTTCATACCAGGAACAGAATTATCTGTTATATGTGATGAAAATATGAAGCCTATTAAAGAATTTGATTTTTATGTAATTGGTCGGATAATGAGTACCCCTGTAAAAAATCCTGAAATTCCTTTTCATGCATTTCACAATCACGGAAGTGGAGAGAGTTTTAGTTTTACTGATATTTTCAATTTCACTAAGACAGAAAATATGTTGAGTTTTACGGCAGTTGGCAACAATGGCAGTTTATACGTTATTTCAAGAACTTCTGAAAGCGATAAAAATAGCTATATTAATTTTCTTATTAATAAAATGGAAGAGAATTTTTATCATGCTGGAAATGTGAAATTTAGTTATAAGTTTCTTAACAGTGAAGCGGGCAAAGAGGCTTACCAAAATTTAAAGCAGGCTGAGAAAAAAGAATTGATGAAAGCTCTTACAAAATGGAGTATTTCTTGTGCGAAAGGTGGCAATCAATATGGCTTCAATTATGCAACGTCCTGAGTGGCTCACAGATAAGGAAATTGAAAAAATGAAAAAATGGATAGAAAATTGTCCGAATCCATATACTAAGGAAGAAGTAGATAGTTTTGAATATGATATTTCGGTTGATGCAACAAGGTTGCAAGCGTACGAAGCACGCCGTATCCTTACTGAATATGGCATTATATAAAAAGTCCCGTCTGGGAGAAAGAGGGAATGTCATGAATGTTTTAAAAGAAACCCCGACTTGTCAGTTGGTGGAAGAACTGAAAAGCCGTTTGGTGTGGGGCACAAGAAAAAAGATGCTGATTATTGGCAGACTCATAATAACAGTAAAGAAACATTTGCTGAAATGTTCAGTGCAACAGTCAATCACCCAGAATCTCTGAAACAGATAAAGCGGTTCTTTCCCGAATCATATCAGATTTTTTTGGAAATGTTAGGAGTGGTAGAAGATGACGAATCAGGAACATCAGAAACTTCTTGATGAAATTCAAGAATTGCAAACAATATATCGAAAGAAATTCGGAAAAGGTTATGGAACAGATATGGAGTCTTCCTGTGATGTCGAAGCTACGCTTGCTGACTTGAAAGACTGCATTGAGAATAACCATTTGCAGAGACCTAAGAAAAATCCTCGTCCCTCTGATTGGGACTAAAAACAAAGACTGCCGCCCACACGGGCGGTTTTCTCGCACCCGAAAGGAGAAAAAGCATGGAAAAAGATATTGTTCGTACCGTTCGTGTTGACGTTACCAGTGCTGTGGCAATGCTGGAAGCCCTCGAAAAACGGCTTGACAAAATTTCGGAAAAAATGAAAGATACAGGCATCAGGCTTGCTTTTATCGAAAATTTTTCCGATGACCTCAGCGAAGAACTCACAGAACCGCCCACAAAAGAAGAACTTCTGGAAGACTTCTCGACAGAAGAACTTGTCAGAGAACTGGAAAAACGTGGAGCGGCAAACATTCACCGGACTGATGACAAGAATCTGTTCGTGTTTACCGGAAATTTTTACACTGATTAAATACCGTTAAAACAGGCTTTTAAGCCTTATTTTTATACCCATTTTTCAGAAAAGGAGAGTTTTTTTCTATGGCAGAAGAAATCAAAGAAACCGAAACCAAACAGGAGCAGCCGGAAACTCCGGCAGAGAAAACCTATTCCGAAGCGGATTACACCGCTTTGCAGAATCAGCTCAATGAAGCCAACAAGACTATTCAGAGCTTCAAGGATATGGACATTGAAAGCATTCAGAAATCTGCTGACGAATGGAAACAGAAAGCTGAAGCCCTCGAACAGGCTCAGAAAGAACGGGATTATTCCGATAAGCTCGACAAGTTCGTTGCTTCTCAGGGCATGAAAAACGACATCTATGCCGCTCATCTGAAAGGCTTGCTGAAAGATGCTGAACTCAAATTCGATAAGGACGGTTCTCTCATCGGCGGTGCAGATATTGTGCAGAAGCTGAAAGAATCCTGTCCGGATGCGTTCGCCGGCGACAAGCCAAAACCCGAATTTGTCGGCAGTACGTCCGGCAATACCGTCAAAACTCCCGATGATGATGCCATCCGCAGAATCATGGGGCTGAAATAAGGAGGAAATTCTATGCCGAATACTATTACGCTCATCAACAAATATATCGCTCTGCTGGACGAAGTCTACAAGCAGAGTACCCTGACCGCTGACCTCGAAGCCGCTCCTGAACGGGTTCGTCAGGGGAACAATGCCCGTCAGATTCTGTTCCCGAAAATGAGCCTTGACGGTCTGGCAGACTATTCCAGAAATTCCGGCTATGTTGACGGCAGTGAGTTCCTGACATGGGAAACAAAGGAATTCAACTACGACAGAGGCAGAAAATTTACTGTCGATGCCATGGACGATGAGGAAACCGCCGGTATTTCCTTCGGAATGCTGTCTTCTGAGTTTATCAGAACAAAAGTTGTCCCCGAACTCGATGCATGGAGATTCGCAAGCTATGCCGCAAAAGCAGGCACAAAAGCCACTAATCAGACATATTCCACCGGTGACGGCATTCTCGCCGCTCTGACTGCCGCCAATACTGCTCTTGATGAAGCAGAAGTCACTCCGGAAGGCAGATATTTATTCATTACCCCGACACTGTACAATCTGATTACAGCCGTGGAAACTTACAAATCCAAAGCCATGCTTGACAGCTATGCCAAAATTGTAAAAGTTCCGCAGTCGAGATTCTATTCTGCAATTGACCTGCTGGATGGCAAAACCTCCGGCGAAGAAGCAGGGCATTATACAAAAGCTTCCGCCGGAAAGAATCTCAACTTCATGATTGTTCAGAAGCAGTCCCCGATTCAGTTCACAAAGCACAATGTGACAAAAGTTATCAGTCCGGAGCAGAACCAGAATGCAGATGCATGGGCATTTTTCTACCGTGCCTACGGTATTACGGACGTTTTCGACAACAAGCAGAACGGCATTTATGTTTCTGTTGCTGCGACCTGATATGGAGGTGATTGCATGAAAACTATCGGTCTAACATTTCCGGAAGAAAAGAAAAAGCCTGTCAAGCAGGAAAAACCGCCGGAAAAAGAAAAGAGCGTGTAAATGGCTTACGCAGATTTTGAATTTTATCAGGAAAGCTTCTTCGGTACAGCAATAACAGATTCAGAAGTGTTCCGTCAGGCGGCGGAACGGGCTTCTGAATACATGGATATGGTTACTTTTGACAGGCTCTGCACCGGAATCCCGGCAGAATATGAAGACAAAGTCAGAAAGTGCTGCTGTGCTCTTGCAGAAGCAGTTTATCTGTATCAGCTCAAAGCAAACAGCAGTTCTGATTCCGGCAGACCGAAAACACAGGAAACCATCGGGGCTTACAGCGTTTCCTATGGCAGTATTTCCGACACTTTGTCGGCACTTCTGAACGGTGATGCCGCCGGACTGGAAGACTATCTGCAAAGCATCTGCATGAAATATCTGGGGACTTCCGGACTGCTTTTCAGGGGGTGTGGCTGATGTATACCAATCAGGCTTTCTGCACTGTCTACGAAAAAACTGTTGACAGTCAGACCCGAACAGAAGCATATATCCGGCATGTAATTCCGGAAATTTACTGGCAGGAGCAGACCGGAGAAAAATCCGGCGGCAAATCCAGACCGCCGGAAGATTCCGTTCTCTGCATCATTCCTGCCGGTTCTCTGTCGGATTATCTTCCGAAACGGGACGATTTGCTTGTCTGCGGTCTTTGTGAAGAAGATTTTCCAGCCGGAGAACATTTCACTGTCACAAATGTGAAAAAATTCCTGTACGGCTCGGAAGCTGTACAGCATATCGAGGTGACGGCAGTATGACAAAATTCAAAGTGAAAGCAAATCTTTCCGGTATTCAGGCGAAATCACCGGAATACAGAAAGAAAGCCGTGACGTATGTTGCCAATGAACTGTTCCGGAAAAGTTCGCCGTATGTTCCGCATGACAGCGGAACTCTGGAACGTTCAGGAATTATTCATTCTGTTCCGGGTCAGGGAAAGCTTATCTGGAAGACACCGTATGCAAAATATCAGTGGGAACACGGCAAATCCAGAGGACTCCGTGGAAAATTATGGGCAAAGCGTGCATGGCTCGATAACAGAAAATATATTCTCAGCAATGCAAAATCTATCGTGTGAAAGGGAAAACTATGACTTTGATTCAGGCTGTCCGGAATTATCTGATGACATGCCCTCTGCTGAAAGATGGTGTGATTTTCAACGTTGACCAGCTTGATGCAGATGTCAGTTATACAATTGATACTGTGCCCTGTAATCCGATAATTAAAAAATATACGGACGGCGGCAGCCGGAGACAGTTTCAGTTTGTTTTTGCAAGCCGTGAAAAATATGGGGAACAGGTGATTGAAAACATCGAAAATTCCGGATTTTATGAGCAATTTTCAGATTGGCTCGAACAGCAGAACTGGAACAGAAATTTTCCAGATTTAGGAAATTACAGAACGCCTTACGGAATTGAAATTCTTTCCAGTGGCTATGTTTACGATGCAGAAGATGATACTGCAAGGTATCAAATACAGTTAAACCTGATTTATTATCAGGACAGGAGGTATTTTAATGGGTAAAAATCTCAGCAATTCAGAACTCGTCATGCGAACCGGAAAGCTTGCATTCTACAAAGTGCCGGAAGATACGGCATATACCAGAATGGAAGGCTTTACCGACATGTCCACCAGCAAGAATGCAAAAGAATACAGCCGTCAGTATGTGGACGAAGAAACAGAGCGCACTGACACGACAGGCTATGCAACTTCTACCGCATACGCACTTGACAGATATGACGGCAATAAAGTGATTGATGATATTGTTGCAATCCATGAAGATGAAAAAATCGGTCAGGATGCTGTGCGTTCGATTATTCAGGTTGATATGACAACTGCTGAACATCTTTCCGGTACGGCATGGAAAGCAAAAGGCAAACGCCGTGATTATACAGTTGTTCCGGATGCTGACGGCAGCACAACAGACTGTATGACATATTCCGGCAATTTCAAGGCAAGAGGCGAAGTGGAGGAAGTAACAGTTACTACTTCTGACGATTTCCAGACGATTCTTGTTCCGGGCGAAGAAAATGCACCGCTGCTCAGCAGTCTTTCCGTTACCAGCACAGGCGGAAGCATTGCACTTTCTCCGGCATTCAGCAGCGATACAAAGAATTATAGTATTTCTGCATCTGGCAATATTTTTGTTCTGGCATCTCCGCAGTCGGAAAACTGCAACGTCAGCGTGCTGTACAACGGTGTGACAACCCGTGCAAACGGAAAATCTGTCACCTGCGCAGATGTGGCATCCGGCGGCAAGATTTATATCATTGTCGACAACGGCAGCACAGAAGCAGATTCTACATCGACATATACCATTAACATTGCCTGATGAGAGAGGAGAATTTTCATGGATAATCTGACAATCTGGCGTATCAATAATCAGGAGCTGGAATTCGACATCACGGAAGCAGAATCTTCCGAACGCTATGAAGCAGCTCTGGAAGCTCTGAAGACTGATATTCCGAAAACAAAGCCTTCCGGCATCACCACAAGCAAATTTATCCGTGCTTACTGCAAGGCACACAGAAATCTGTATGACCACATTTTCGGCGAAGGCACTGCCGAAAAGATTTTTGACGGCATTCCGGAAAGTATCCGCAGATACAATGCTGTCTATGCAAACTTTCTCGGATTTGTCGGAATGCAGACAAGCACAATGAATCAGGAAATTGATGAAATCGAAAAGAAATATCTGCCCGAAAAAAAGACAAGGGGCAAAGCTGAAAAATGAATCTGTTCTATGAAGAACTGCCTGACAGTGTGACCGTTTCAGGCAGTTCTTACCGGATTTGTACAAATTTCCGTGACTGGCTGAAATTCTTCGACTTGCAGGAAGATGAAAAAATTACGCAGCGTGATAAGATTCTGCTGATGTTTCACTGGTATCAGGAGCTTCCGCCGCCGGAACATGCGGAAGAAGCCCTGAATGCCCTGATTGCATTTGCTGTCAGAGAAGAAAATACAGTGCAGAAAAATCGGAAAAATCAAAACAAATCAACAGGCAGAATCCTGTCATGGAGCTATGATGCGGCATATATCTATTCTGCATTTCTGTCCGTCTATCAGATAGACCTGATAAAAACGCAGGAAATGCACTGGCATCTGTTTCTGCATCTGTTCGATGCCCTGCCGGAAGATGTGCCGGTGAAACAGCGTATGAGTTACAGGGCTGTCAATCTTTCCACAATTAAAGACAAGGCAGAACGGAAACGAATCCGGAAAATTCAGGAACAAATCCGGATTCCGCATAAAAAACTGGATGCATTCCAGACGGGTGATTTCTTCGGATAAAGGCAGGTGAACACAATGGCAGACGGAAGTATCGAAATAGACATTAACGGCAATTCTTCGGGATTTGATGATGCTGTCGCAGCACTGCCGGATAAAGTAAAGGCAAGCACAATTGCCTTCGGCGATATTCTCGCTGATTTAGGAAAAAAGGCGGTTTCGTCACTTTCAGGCGTTGTCGATTCTGCAATGGAAACCGGCAAGGCGTTTGAAAACAGCATGAGCAATGTTTCAGCTTTGCAGCTTGCTGCCGGTGCGACTGCTGATGATATTGCCCTGCTGAAACAGGCATCAGAAGATTTTGGTGCAAGCACACAGTTCACAATGTCGCAGTGTGCTGATGCCCTCGGATTCATGGCACTTGCAGGCTGGGATGCTGAAAAATCCGTTTCTGCTCTGCCGGGTGTTCTAAGTTTAGCAGCGGCATCCAATATGGAACTTGCTGCCGCTTCGGATATGGTAACAGACTATATGTCTGCCTTCTCGAAATCCGTCAGCGACTACACCGGCGATGCTCTGACTGCTGCTGAATTCAGCGACAAGCTTGCCTATGCACAGGCGAATTCCAACATGACTGTTGTAGATGCTCAGGGAGCATTTAAAAATTGTGCTGCTAGTATGAATGCTGCCGGTCAGCAGATAGATACTGTTACGGCACTTCTTGGAAAAATGGCTGACCAAGGTTTTAAAGGTACAGAAGCTGGTACAGCTTTAACTGCCATGATGCGTGATATTGGAAATTCAATGGAAAATGGTGCAATTTCTATCAATGGCACGTCGATTGCTATTGCTGACGCAAGCGGAAATTACCGTGATATGATTGACATTATGGCAGATGTCGAAAAGGCTGTTGACGGCATGAGTGATACTGAACGTGATGCAGCTCTGGCTGCTGTATTTACTGCTGACTCTCTTAGAGGCATGAAATTAGTTCTAAACGCCGGAACAGAAAGTGTCCGTCAGCTCGAAGCCGGTATTTCTCAGTGCGAGGGCGCGGCTGACGAAATGGCAAAGACACTCAATGATAATTTAACTGGAGATTTGACCTATCTGGAATCTGCACTTGATGCTGTCAAGAACAGTATCTATGAAGGGATTAACGAACCTCTCCGGAAGCTGGTGCAGTCTGTTACCAGTGATGTCGCTCCTGAGCTGAACAATCTTGTCAATGCACTGTTTGCTGTTGCATCCGGTGCGGAAGATGCGGGAGAAAAACTGCAAAATTCCGTTTCTGCGCTCGCATCATGGGTCACAAAGCAGCTTTCTTCCATACTTCCGATAATCGTGAACGCTGTGGGGAGCGTTCTGGGAGAACTTGTGCTGGCGATTGTAGAAAATACGCCTGCAATGTTTTCTGCATGTTCGGAAATGTTCTTTCAGGCGGTGAATGCTGCATCGGAACTTGCTCCGAAGATTCTGACAACCCTTGCAGATGTTCTTTCTCAGATTATCCGGCAGATAATCGTTTCCATTCCGGATTTGGTTTCAGCAGGCATGAATTTCTTTCAGGGGCTGACTGATGCCATGCTTTCCCTGAATCCGGCAGAAGCATTTTCCGGTTTATTATCGGCACTTGTCGGCAGGCTGATGACCGCTGCTCCGATATTTGCACAGGCGGCGGAAACTCTGTTCCAAAGCATCTTTGATTCTCTGCCTGATGCATTTGCAGGAATTTCAAAGGCGTTTCAGACGGTTCTTCCGGCAATTGACAAACTAAGTTCCATGCTGATACCCATCGGCAGGAATCTGATGGAAACGCTTGTAAACGGCTTGTTTTCTGCCATTCCGGAGCTTCTGAACTTTATCGGCAAAATACAGCAGACATGGACAAAGATTCTGATGAAGCTGATTCCCATGACTGCCGAAATCGGTGTTCAGCTTCTGGAAACGCTGATTTCCGCACTGATTCAGAATCTGCCGGAACTGGCAGAAGCCGCCGCACAACTAATAATGACAATTGCTGATTCCTTCCTGCAATACGCCGGAATGCTTGCAGAAACAGCAGTAAAGCTGATTTCTTTCTTCGTGCAGGGACTGGCGGAAATTTCCGGTGAAATTCTGAATGCCGGCACAGAAATCATAGAAGTTCTGATAAAGGACATTCTTTCAGAACTTCCGAAGTTTCTGAATATCGGCTTGCAGATTGTTTTCACGCTTGCGGAATCTCTGATACAGAATGCTACTTTGCTTACAGAAATAGCCGTCAGCCTGCTTTCCGGACTGATTCAGATGATTTCTCAAAATGTCGGTTCTTTTGCAGAAATTGCTGTTCAGATAGTTTCAGTTCTAGCGGAAGCAATCATTCAGAATCTACCGTCACTTCTGGAATCAGCGGTAAAAATTATCATGACTTTGACCGAAGGAATTCTTTCACAGATTCCGAATCTTCTGAATGTCGGTTTGCAGATTGTTTTCAGACTTGCAGAATCTCTGATGCAGAATGCTGGCTTGCTTGCAGATGCAGCCGTCAGCCTGCTTTCCGGACTGATTCAGATAATTTCTGAAAATATCGGTTCTTTTGCAGA